CTCAATTAGCAGCAAGGGCTGCTATTGAATACCCTCAATATGCAGAACGTTTTAAGACAACCCCTGGTGCCACTGTTAGAGATTTAGTAAATCCAGTATTAAAAGTTATTGCCGATGCCTGGGAAGTAGATATTAATTCACTTGACTTAAATGACCCATTCATTGATAAGTTAATTCGTCCAGACGGAACAGTCGGCAAGGCGCAACCAGCATCTGTTGGGGAAGCAATGCGTGCAGCAATGATGCACTCTAATAGAAACAAGACTGTTGCAGAAAATAATAATGCTCGTGATGCTGCTACTGAACTTGGTAGCGCACTTGGATTTGGAGTATAATGGCTATAGACCCAGTAACAGGTAAAATAATAGTTGACCCAAAGTTTGTAAGAAGCAATGCTGCTGAACAAGCGGCAATGAGAACTCTTGGCTTAACAAAAGCAGAGATTGATGCTCGTGGTGGTATATCTGCTTCTGGTTATTATGGCGATTCTTGGAATTCTAAAACAAACTTAACTGATACTGAATATCTTGCTGCATTACAAAAAGGTGGCGGCGCTGCAATTAATGCTGCAACTGAAGAAAAGACTGTTAAAAATAACCCGCCTCCTCCTAGCGGTGGCGCTGGAGGAAGCAATCTTCCAGGAGTAACTACCGCACCACTTGCACAAGACACATTTATAAATACCTTAGCCCTTATTATGGGAAAAGATGAGGCTGCTAAGCCGTATGTTGCAGAGTTATATAAACTAGTCTCTGGTTTCTATAAGACTGGTTCATCAATTAATGATGCAATCAACTTAGCACTTTATCAAGCAAAAACAAGCAATGTTATTCCAGAGTTTACTAACCGCTTTAGCGGTATCTTTAAACTTCAAGACCGTCGTGCTAAAGGCGAAGCAATTGACGTACCAACCATTGCTGAGTATATAAAGTCTCAACAAGCACTTGGTGACATACTTCGCCAAACAGGATTAGGCGATTTAGCAAATGAAACATTTCTAAATACAGTTATGGGTACTGGTAAATCTGTAGCCGAGAGCACCGCTATTATTACAGATGTATTTGATTTAATTGATAATGCTCCAAAAGAACAAAAGGCTCAAATAGCCAAGAGTATGCCTAGTGCAACTAGAGCAGACCTTGCCAAAGCATTGTTAACTGGCACAGAGGGCGTAAAAGAATTAGAACGCACAGTTAAAAAAGCAGGAATCATTGCTGCTGGTACAATGCAAGGACTTAACATAAGTGACACTATTGCTTCGGACTTATTATCAAAGAATCAATCATTTGCAACTGCTGGCGCACAATTCGCTAGAGTTGCACAGATACTTCCAGGGGCTCAAAAATTAATGTCAATTGAAAGTGGCTTAGCACCAGAAAAGGCTTACTCAATTGAAGAAGCAGTCTCTGCAACCTTTGACCAGAACGCAGCAGAACTTCAAAAATTAGCAGATTTAGCAGAACGTGAAAGAGCAAGAATGTCAGGACGTTCTGGAACAGCAGGAAGCAGGTCATTTGCTTCACAAGCCAGAGGTGCTGGCTTAATATAAATAGAATCCTAATGGACCTACCAGCCCCATTAGCGTATAAGACTGGTAGCAAGAGCCAGCCTAGTTCCCCGACTAGAATCTGAGGCTTGCGACTACAACGAATAGAAGGGTGGGTTGCTATGAGCAACAACTACTGGGATGAAGACGAAGACGACCTAGATACCGACAACGGTACACAACTGGACGGAAGCGATTTACTTAAAAAATTGCGGAAAGCCAAGCGTAACGATGAAAAGCGTATTAAGGAACTCACTGAGCAACTTGAGGGATTATCCAAGTCGCAGCGTGAGCGTACAGTTAAAGAAGTCCTAGAAAAGAAGGGTGTCAACCTTAAAGCAGCAAGACTGGTTCTTAAGGATTTAGAAGATGTTAACGAAGAGACAGTGAATAACTGGCTTGACGAGAACGCTGATTTATTCGGAATTGCAGTTGCTACTGAGGAGCCTAAAGTAAGTGAGACAGATAAAGCAGCCTTAAGGCAGCAAGATGTTCTCGTACAAAATGCTTTGACCCCAGACCGAGCAGAAGACCTAAATCTTCGCATCGATAACGCAGATTCAATGGATGCGTTATTGGATGTACTTCGCTCACAATAATTCCGTTCATAGTCACTTGGAGGTGACAACACAATGGCAACAGTAAACTATACTACTACAGGTTCTTCCTCTCTAGGAGGTACCGCTGGTGCTGCTGGTTTAGTTCAGAAGGCGTATGACCGTCTTCTAGAATTCGCCCTCCGTTCAGAACCCCTAATTCGTTCTGTAGCAGATAAGCGTCCAGCACGTCAAGCAATCCCAGGTTCAACAGTTGTTCTACAACGTTACGTTGACCTTTCAACAGCGACAACTGCTCTAACTGAGAACGACGATGTCGATTCAGTAGCAATGTCAACACCAACATCAGTAACCATTACTCTTGCAGAGTACGGTAACTCAGTGTTGGTAACACGTGCGTTGGAACTATTCAGCCTTGCTGATGTAGACCCAGCAATCGCTAACATTATTGCATTCAACCTTGCAGATTCTATTGACTCCGTAGCAATGACAACATTGCGTGGCGGTTCAAACGTAATCTACTCAGGTTCAACTGCAACTTCAACAGCAACAATAACTGCTGCTGCAACAATCTCATCTGCGAACATCCGTAGAGCCGTTGCTAAACTACGTGCTAACAAAGCCGTTGGTCGCAAGGGTTCACTTTACTGGACTGGTATTCACCCAGAGGTTTCACACGACCTTCGTGCAGAGACAGGTTCAGCAGGATGGTTGCTTCCTAACCAATACGGTTCTTCACAAGACCGCATTTGGGCAGGAGAAATCGGAACTTACGAAGGTGCATACTTCGTAGAGTCCGCACGTTTGTACAACGCAACCGATGGTTCTTCATCTGCAAAGGTGTACCGCACAATCATCGCAGGACAACAAGCGTTGGCTGAGGCAGTTGCCGAAGAGCCACACGTAGTCATCGGACCAGTAGTTGACCGCTTGATGCGTCACCGCCCAATGGGTTGGTACGGCGTATTAGGATTTGCTCGCTACCGTGAAGAAGCACTATTTAGAATCGAATCAGGTTCATCAATCGCTTAGTTGATTGACGGTAGGGCTAGGGGAAACTCTAGCCTTACAGTAAGTTCATTAAGGAGAACAATGGCAGATTACATATTTACTACACCTAATGTACAAGAAGGACCATCTGGTGGACACAGACTGTTCTACTTCTATGAAAGAAATGTAGGAGTAACTGTAGTAAAACAAAACAATGTATACAGAATTAACCGTTATCCTTTAGACCCAAGTGTAGAATCATATCAAGAATTTTATATTGGTGGGCACAAGCACACAGTAAATGATTCTATTAAATCAGGACTGATTGCAGCAAACATAGGAATAACAGAGGCAAACTTCGTAGCAATATAAGGGGACAAATGAAACACTGGGAACATCATCCAGAACCAATTGATGGATGTTTTGGATGTAAAGGTTTAGGTCTTCAGATGAATACTGGAGATGCAACAAGAGATATTTCAGATAAGAAGTGGACATCTGAATTAAAGGCTTATAGAGATGCAAGAGACCAAGGGATACAACCAGCAGGAACAACTATGGCTCACGTGCAAGAAGCACATAGGGCTTCAGAAGTATTAGGCAAAGCGTACGATGCGGACACTATGCCTAAGACTAAAGACATCAACCACAAATCCGCAGCCGTAATGAAAGAGATAGGACAAATCTAATGCCAAAAGTAGGAATGAAAGAATTTGCTTACACAGCAAAAGGTATGGCAATGGCAAAGAAAGAAGCCAAGAAGACAGGCAAGCCAATGAAGAAGGCTGTTAAGAAGACAATGAAGAAAATGGGCAAGAAGAAGTAAATGTCTTCAGGACAACACAAGCGCCACGATGGATTCAACTCTGTTCAAATCAAAGATGGGTACATCGTGGTACTGCGTAAAAACGGTACAATTAAACTCTGGAAAGACCGCAAGACTGGCGACATAGTTAAGAGGGATAAATGAAAAAGAAAGCATTCTGGGACAAGAAGAACCCTAAGAAAACATCAAGCAAATTAACACCAGCGCAAAAGGCTGCTGCTAAGGCAAGGGCTAAGGCTGCTGGTAGACCTTATCCAAACCTGGTTGATAATGCTGCTGTCTTAAGGAA